TACTGGTACAGATACTGGTACTGGTGTATCTGATGAATCTGATATTAATGGATTAGAAGCAGAGGATGATGGTGTAGGAATAAGTTCTGGTGCTAATGATAACTCAGTAAATACTGTTCCTGAGAAAGTACCTGATCCGAATAACCCAGGACATTATACAGACGGAACTCTGATATCTGAAGAACCAACTCCTGAACCTACAACTCCTGAACCTACAACTCCTGAACCTACAACTCCTGAACCTACATTTTTCACTGAAGCTGAGATAGCAGACATCAATAAGTATGCTGCTGGCTTAGGACTTACAGGAGAGGATACAATTCTTAAAGACTTCGATATAGACTCTGAAGGATTCCAAGCTGTAATAGATAGATTGAATAAAGACTTTGCTACAGATTTCCAGAAAGATATTTTACTAGCAGAAGAAGGTTGGGAAGGAGATATGGATCATTGGTTCGATAGAATTATAGGTACTTTATACAAAGATGAAGAGACCGCAGCTCTAACAAACCAAGTACTTCAAAGTATTTTAGATGAGTTGACTATAGTTCAAGGTTTTGAGGAGCAGTTCTCTGCTTTACGACCAGACGTTGTTTTATCTACTGAGTTACTACAAACATCATTAGATGAGTATCTGAGAGCTAACGAAGCAATTGGTAAAGAACCTAAGTATACAATAAACGAAGATGGTACACTTTCAGGTTTAGATACTGATGTTGTCGGAGGGGTTACGGACGGTGCGTTAAGAGATACAGAAGCTAAAACAATAGCTGGAGAACCAGAGTTCATACCTGAATTACAGAAAGGTGTATTAGATATTAGATCACCTGAAGATACTGGATCACGAGACATTGGTGAGACATTTAATAGAGAAGGTGAAAGGATATCTAATATAAGAAAGGAACAGTTAAATCAGATGTATGAAGGTGCTGGTATATCTAAGTCAGATACATCCTTCTATGAAAATCAGAAGTATCAGTATGATCCATTAGATGTTACTGAAGATGGAAAACTTGATGGTGATGATTTCCTAGAGTTAAGTAATATGGAAGGTAGAGAAGACGATGCTAAAGATCTTTTCTTAAATAAGTACGGTACAACATATGATCCTGAAGCTACTGAGGCTGACGTAAAAGATGTTGATCCAGAAAAAGGATTACCTAAACCTAAGTTAAATCGTAAGCCTCTTTCGTCAGGACAAAGTTATAATGTCACAGCTGAAGCATCAGATCCAATCAGAACCCAAGGAAGAAAACTTCCACAAAATAATCCCATACCTGAAATAATGGGACCACCATCCCCATCTACTACTGGAGCAAAGTTACCTGAACTGGGACGACCACTATCTCTTACTGGAGCAAAGCCAGCATGGCAGCAATTAGGCTATGGTTCTCAAGAACAATATGGATCTACCAGAGAAAGACCGTGGAATAAAATGAGTCAAACTCATCTAGATCAGTTAAAGAAAGATGGTATTGATACTTCTTATACTGAATCATTAAGAGAACAAGATGCTAAAGCAAAGTATGCTGGAACACCTGCTAAAAATGCAGCTTCTCCACAAGAAAGAATGAAAGCTCAAGCAGAACGTAGACGAGCGCAGCAAGCTAGAGCAAAGGAGGCTTTCACACCTAAAGTTGGAAGCTATCAGTAATAACATTATTTAAACAAAACACATGGATGCAAAATCTAGATACGACTATTTATCTAGCGAACGTACCCAGTTTCTAAAGGAAGCAGAAGAGGCTTCTGATTTAACTCTTCCATATCTTATACGTAATGATGAACATTACTCTAAAGGTATGCGAAACCTCGTTACACCATGGCAAAGTGTTGGTGCAAAGGGAGTAGTGACGTTAGCTGCAAAGCTATCACTAGCACTAGTCCCTCCACAAACCAGCTTCTTTAAACTACAGTTAGACGAGACCCAACTGGGAGAAGAGTTCCCACCAGAAGTAAAATCAGAATTAGATTTATCTTTCGCAAAGATTGAACGGACTATCCTAGAAGCTATTGCAGCTTCAGATGATAGGGTAGTTATACACCAAGCACTGCAACACCTAGTAGTAGGTGGTAATGCTTTAATCTTTATGGATAAGAAGAATCTAAAACTATTCCCTCTTAATCGCTACGTTATAGAACGAGATGGTAACGGTCAAGTGATTGAAATAGTTACAAAAGAAAGTATCAATAAAAAATTAATAGAAAAAGATTTACCTCCAGACTTCTTCCAAGAAAATATAACAGATGAGGATGACAGTTATGAGTCAGAAGAATGTGATGTCTTCACTCATGTTGTCAGAGAAAACAATAGATTCATCTGGCATCAAGAAGTATATGGACATGTGATTGAGAAGTCACACAGTAAAGCACCCGTTGATTCTACACCATGGCTACCACTACGTTTCAATACAGTAGATGGTGAAGCTTATGGTAGAGGTAGAGTTGGTCAATTCATAGGAGATCTGAAGTCACTTGAGGCACTCTCTCAGGCACTCGTAGAAGGCTCTGCAGCAGCTGCAAAAGTTGTTTTTGTTGTATCACCCTCTAGCACAACAAAGCCTAAGACACTCTCTGAGGCGGGCAATGGAGCGATAGTCCAAGGTAGACCAGATGACATCGGAGTCGTTCAAGTAGGTAAGACTGCCGACTTCCGTACAGCTTATGAGTTGATGAGTCAATTAGAGCGTAGGTTAAACGAAGCCTTCTTAATACTATCAGTCCGTCAAAGTGAACGTACTACTGCTGAAGAAGTACGTATGACTCAGATGGAATTGGAGCAACAGTTAGGAGGACTATTCGGATTACTTACAGTTGAACTACTTGTACCTTATTTGAATAGAAAACTTAGTGTATTCCAAAAGACAGGTGAGATACCTCGTATCCCACAAGGCATGGTTAAACCTATTATTGTTGCTGGTATCAATGCATTGGGCCGTGGACAAGACGTACAAAGTCTTACTCAATTCCTCACCACTATTGCACAGACAATGGGACCAGAAGCTCTCGCAACATACATTAGTCCTGAAGAAGTAGTTAAGAGATTAGCTGCAGCTCAGGGTATAGATGTATTAAATCTTGTGAAGAGTATGCAAGAAGTACAAGCTCAACAACAGCAAGCTCAACAGCAAGCTATGGAGATGGAACAGATGAAGCAGACACCTAATATGTTAAAGGCTCCAATGTTAGATCCATCTAAGAATCCACAACTAACTGAAGAACAAACACCACCACCTATTTAATATGTCAGAAACATTAACTTATAATACTACTCCTGATACAGAAACTTTATCTAGTGACCTAACTCCTGATGAACAAGATTCATTAAAGGTAGGTGAGGAGATAGTACAACAGCAAGAACAACTTCTAGCAGGTAAATATAAAGATGCAGAAGCATTAGAGAAAGCATATGTAGAACTCTCTAAAAAATTGGGAGAAAATTCTGAAGAGAAGCCACAGATAGAAACTTCAGAACCTACACCAGAACCAGAACCTGCAACAAAGGGTGACATCTTAGAAGACTTATGGAATCAAGCTACAGTTGATAAGAAATACAAACAAGAAACTGTAGATGCACTAAATAAAATGAGTCCATCTGATCTAGCTAAGATGCATCTAGATTATCGTAATGCTAACCAGCCTAAGAAACTAACTCAGAAAAGTATGAATGAGTTAAAGAATATAGCAGGTGGTGATAAGCAGTATAACAGTATGATCCAATGGGCTAATGATAACTTAGACTCTAACGAGATTAGCATGTTCGATAACGTCATGAAACAAGGTGATCCTAACTCTGCTTTCTTTGCTGTCCGTGCATTAACTGATAGATATACTAATGCAACAGGATTTGACGGGAAGACACTAACAGGTAGAGCACCTAGACAAAACACAGATATATTCCGTAGCTTACAAGAACTAAGTACAGCTATGAATGATCCAAGATATGACAACGATCCTGCATATCGAATGGATGTCACAAATAAACTGGATCGTTCTAATTTGGAGTTTTAATTATGCCATACGGTAAAGGTACATACGGTACAAAGAAAGGTAGACCACCTAAGAAAGGAGCTAAGAAAAGATGGTAAGAGATCCACTTAAGAAAAGTCATGGAGCTTTTGATGCAGCTGTTAAAGGAGCTGGCGGTAGTACTAAACAAGGAGGTGATCTTCAAAAATTAAAAGATGCTGTTAAAAAACATCCTAATATACAAGCTAACATACCATTTGAAGCATGGGAAGAGATATATAATGCAGGAATGAAAGCAGGTATGGAAGGAGCTAAACTTGCTGGAGCAGGTGGATCTCCAGGTCAACCTTATACTCCTCCTAAAGAGAATCCAAATAATCCATATGTACCAGCACCTCCTAGAAAGTTAGCTAGTCAGCAAATCAGACCTAACCACATCATGTTACCTTTTGTTCCTAAAGAGGCAGAGACAGATGAGGAGTATGGTGATGGTCCAGATGATGAAAACTTAGGTAATCAAGCTCATAATGTACCAGATCATTCAAAGGGACACTATGGTCAATATGGTGAACCTACTTCAGATCCTACTAGAGGTATAAATCCTGGTGGTGGTCCAGTGGATTTACCACATATGGAAGTACCATCTGAAGAAAGACAACGAAGGGAAGGTGATCATATGCGTAAGTATCATACATAAGTATACCGTGGCGACCTGAACTTTCATCATCGCCTCTGCTAAACTTACACTTATTTACATGAACGATACAGAAGTAATCGCTCTTCAACCC